GATAGGGAGGAAGGAAGCAAAAGCACTGCATGGGAGATAAATAACAATTAAAAATTAAAATTATGCCTTACAGAAATCAAGACGGACCTAGCATGGAATCCGCAAAACAAGAAAAGTATGATTTGCTACATGACAACCCAGTTGCAAAAGACGCTAGCGGTGGAAGACCATGGATTGCAAAACATTTTAAATCATCAATGTCACCATTAAAAGATGGACATAGTGGTGATTCACCAATGTCAAAACATGATGGTAAAAAATTTGAAGATGATGGATTTTTTGATTCACATTTTCCATCAGGAAAACCTAAAGGACCTGAAATGAAATATGGAGATGGACCAGGTATGCACACGCCAAATCATAAAAACTTAATGGAAGACGCTGGTGCTGCAGTAAAAATGGATGCAAAAGTGGTTAAAAAAGTATATAAGAAAGAAAATAAATAACAAATAAATAAACAAAAAAATGAAAGAGTTTATAGAATTTAAAACTGTAGGCGGTGGAGGTATGGATATTGAGCAAGCTGGCACTTATTATATACCCATAGATAATGTTCTGTGTGTACTAGAAGATGTAGATGGTGACCTTGATAAAATAAGCATATGGGCAAACGCAGTTCCAGCAGGTGGTTCAGGTGTGCTTAGATATTATAAAGTGCAATTTAATGTCAATATAACTGATGATACAATTATAGCTTTTAACAATGCTTTAGCTGCCGCACCTGGAGGTAAAAAAATTCCAGTACAATTACCAGCTGGTCAAGAAATTTTAAGTTATCAATTTCAAGATATAGGTCAATACTAACAGATTTTAAAAAAAAATAAAAAAATGAGACAATTTATAAACTTTCCTAATGGAGTAGGAAAATACAAAAATTTTAAAATAAACGTTAATGGTATTAATTGCGCGGCATTTGCTCCACCAGGAGAAGGATACATAGCTGTTCCAGTAATAGGTGATCAAACTATGGCCATAAATTTAGAGCTTGCAGGTTCTGATCAAAGTTCTGCTAGATATATAGCTTTTGCTGAAGCAGTTAATGCTGCTTTAGTAGCTGAGCCAGGAGGAATAAGCGTAGATGTTGTAGAAACACTTAACAACGTCGAGGTAACTAACGTTTAAAATGAAACCTAGAGAGCTAGAAGACACTAAAAAATAAATAACAAATAAATAAATAAAAAAATGAGAAAATATTTAAAATTTACTTCAGTTGGTGGTGGTGCCTATGATATAGCTGAAGCAGGAGACTTTGTGTTTTCACTTGATGATTTTACTGGTCTTGGTCAAAGTAGTAATAACGGTTTAAAGATATGCATGAATGCTCCTTATCAATTATCAGGATCAGGTGTAAACAGTATAGCTTTTACTGTTACTGGATCGGGAGATGCTGGACAAGTAATTTGGAACGCAATGTCTAAAGCAATTACTGCTGCACCAGGAGGAAATATAGACTTTATTTTACCAGAAGGATACGCTATAACTTCTTGGCAAATGGAAGGATTTTTTATATAACTAATAATAAAAAAATAAAATGAGAGGATTTATAAAAATAAAAGGATATAGTACTGTACAAGACAGTATTATTCCTATTGATTCTATTGTTTCTGCATCATTTAATGATGGCAAAGGAGACGATCTATTTTACATCTCTACAAATGTTATAGGACAAAATGGTTGGTCTTTTGAAATGGTAGATGTTCAAGGTAATTTTGCTGACAATGCAACTAAACTGATGTCAATAGTAGAAGAAGTTAATAATATATTATTGTCACAGCCTGGTGGAGGTGTCGTAGAATTAGGTGGTACTTATTGTAGGGCTAACAGCTTTGAATATGGTCAGCAGTTTAACAACTAAAATAGCATAAACATGAAACCTAGAGGACTAGGAGACACAATTGAAAACTTCACCAAAGCTACTGGGATTAAAAAATTAGCTGATGCTATACCCGGTGGTTGCGGATGCGGTAAACGCAGAGATGCGTTAAATAAAATATTTCCTTATAAAAAATAGTTATGGCTTTTAAATTAACAAATCCACCATATAAAATAGATAATACTCCAGTATATCATGTAGATATGGAAGACGGTGTTATGGGTAAAGCTAACAATAATTTAACTATTATCATAAATAAAGATGTTTGTCCTTCAAGAACACAGGATGTTATTGATCATGAAATGGTTCATATAGATCAAATGAAAAGAGGTGACTTAGATTATGACGATAAAAATGTGTATTGGAAAGGTAAAGTTTATCCAAGAAGTAAAATGAAAGAAGGCGCTAAAGATCTTCCATGGGAGGCAGAAGCATATAAAAAATCATGAGTAATAAAAAATTTAAAGACACCACAGTAGGTCAATTATTATTAGGCGCGACGTCTGTAATAAACCCTGCATTAGGCAATATATTAAAAGGTGTAAGTTCACCGCAAGAAGCTATTGCAGAAATAACTAAATCTGACGCGCCTAATGAAGATAAAATAAAACTACAGCAGTTGATATTTGATCAACAAAATAAAGAAATAGAAGCTATTACATCAAGATGGCAAGCAGACTCTATGAGTGATTCATGGATGTCTAAAAACGTACGTCCATTAATATTAATATGGTGTATAGTTATTTTTTCATTTGCTGGTATATTAGATAGCGTTGAAACAATACCTTTCAATATACACTCAACATGGAATGATACATTTGAAAAAGTAATGATGGCAGTAGTATTAGCCTATTTTGGCGGACGTACAACAGAAAAAGCAACAAGTATATTTAAACAAAAACAATAAAAATGGCAAGTAATCAACCAGTAAGCGCGATAAGGGTAATACCCAGCGATAGCATTAATATACCTAAACCTGGAAGTGTGGTAGGAGGTAATAGTTCTACTAATGGTACAACATTAACTGATGCAACAGCATCATTTAAAAGCAACTTTATAAGTGGCGGCGATGTTGTATATGTAGGTTCAGAAATACACGAAATATTATCAGTAGATTCAGACACTGTAATTACTTTAAAAACAGCTGTAGTTGCAGCTGCTCCTTATGCATATAAAATATTTAAAGGAAACGGTGGTGATTTAAAACAAGGATACGACGGTTACAGTCTTTTTGTAGGAACAACAGGTGATGTAGTAGTATTAACTCCAGGAGCTGGACAAGATGAAGTTACATTAGTTAATATAGCAAATGCATCATTTATACCGTTACAAGTGATAAGAGTGTTAAACACAGGTACCACTGCGACTGATATTATAGCTTTAGACTAATGGCACCAACAATATTAGGAAATGCAAATGCTGTTTTAGCAATACCTAATTCACCTGGAAAAGGTGGAGGTGGAATACCTTGTTTTATACTTCTAGAAACTGGAGATGATGTATTAACAGAGAACGGAGATTTTGTATTAAAACAAACATGTCCTTAAAATAAATAAATAATGGCAAATTTAAAATTTTCACAATTTACACTAGAAACAGATCCAGCAAATGTTTCACACATAGTAGGATATAACGGATTAGATAATAAAAGAATTACCCCACAAGATCTTATGATTAGTCCGTTTATGGTAACAGGTACATTTAAAAATATGTTTGGAGGAGATCCAGGTATATTTGGTGACACATTAGAGTTTGGAGCATCGGCTTCACCAGCTTCTAGCCACTCTTCAGTATTAACTATACCTATAGACTGTACGTTAGTAGCAGCTGGTTTTAAATGGATAAGCTTAACACCCACAGCAGGATTAGACCCAGGAGATGTGTGGGAAGTATATTTATATACAATGAACAACCCTCTTACAGGTAACACAAATACATTATCAAATTATACACAAGTAGGAAGTATAGGTATAAGTTTAAATGACGCTGATAATGGAACAACTCCAGGTAAATTTTCATCTGGATTATCATATAACTTAAGCGCTGGAGATATAATAAATATTTCTGGTGTAGAAACTGGTAGTATTGGTACTAGTACAAGCGAATCAGAACTTACATTGGTTTTTAAACCAAGATAATTTTTTTAATGAGCTGATGCTTTAGCTTGTAAAAATACAATAATAAAGGTAACTATTTAAATATATATATACTAATTAAATTAAATTAAAATAAAATGGAAGTTAAAAAAATAACAAATGATCAATTAAAAAAAATAACTGATCAACAACAAAAATTGTCACGTTTATTAAACAATATAGGCGTACTTGAAATACAAAAACATAACATTGCTAGTGAAGTTAAAGTTCTTAGCAATGATATAGAACAAACTAAAAAAGAATTAGAAGAAGAATACGGTTCTGTTAATATTAATTTAGATACAGGTGAAATAACACCTATTGAGAAAAAAGAAGATGAATAATAATATTAGAAAGATAAGTATTGGATCAGATTATAAAAATGATGCAATGCATTATTCTATAGGACAACAAGTTTATGGCGGTCATGAAATATCCCATATTCTGTTTGAACCTTCAGATAATTCTTATAACATTTATATAAAGAAAGCTGATGAAGTATTACCATGGAAAAAATTTAATTCTAACATGGCTATATCAGTTGAATATGATTTAGAGTATTAATGAAAAGTTTATATGATTTTATTGTAGAACCTTTAGGTGATAAATACAATAATGAAATAAAAGTAGGTGATAAAAAGCTTATTGTTAATACTAAAATTGAATCATGGACTTTTGTAAATAGATTAGCTAAAGTAATTGAAACACCTTTAGCTTTTAAAACAGATATAAAAAAAGGTGATACTATTGTAATACATCAAAATGTATTTAGAACTTTTTACAACATGAAAGGTAAAAAGAAAGTTAGTAGATCTTGGTTTAAAGATAATTTATATTTTGTGGCTTTAGATCAAATATATTTGTATAAAAATAAAAAAGGTTGGAATACTTTTAATGAAAGATGTTTTGTTCAACCAATAAAAGATAAAAGCGATTTAACCACTAATAAAGAACAAAAACTAAAAGGCATACTAAAATATAGTAATTCTAGTTTAAAAAATAATAATATAAACGAAGGAGATTTAGTAGGTTTTAAACCAAATAGAAATTGGCAGTTTTTAATAGAAGGTAAACGTTTATATTGTATGGAATCAAATGATATTGTAATTAAATATGAGCACAAAGGAAACGAAGAAGAATATAATCCAAGCTGGGCAAGTAGCAGTAAAAGAGTTAATCAAAGTTGCTAAAGAACCTATTATAGATTATGGTCCTGATATTTCCGCAGATAGACTTAAAAATGCTGCAGCTACAAAAAAACTAGCTATATTTGATGCATTTGAAATACTTAACCGTATTGAAGAAGAAAAAAATATGTTAGAAGATAAACCAAAAGTTGAAGAAAAAAAGAAAACAATCTTTAAGGGTTTTGCAGAAGGGAGGTCTAAATAATGTACAAGCAAGAACTATATACAATATTAGAAAATTATATAACACCTAGTACTCTTAGTAAATATAATAAAAATAAAAAATGGGAGTATGGTTATAATGAACAACATGATATGGTTGTTATTAGTAAAGATGGTACAATAGGTGAAATATATGAAATACAAAATCTTAAAATAGCTTTACCTAAAGCTAAAAATACACATAAGTTTAAAAATAAAAAATGGACTAAGTTTGAATATCCTAAAGTACTAAGTAAAATAAAAAGTGTTTACGATTTTAAACAATATCCAGAAGATTTTAAGGAAAGATGGTATGATTACATTGATAACGAGTTCACAATTAGGGAAGAAGGTTTTTGGTTTTATAACAAAGACGTTCCTACTTATATTACTGGGACTCATTACATGTACTTGCAGTGGAGTAAAATTGACGTTGGGGCACCAGACTTTAGAGAATCAAATAGATTATTCTTTATTTTCTGGGAAGCTTGTAAGGCAGATCCACGATCCTATGGGATGTGTTACCTTAAGAACAGGCGTTCCGGGTTTTCTTTCATGGCCTCAGGAGAGGTGGTTAACCTGGCAACCATATCAAGTGACAGTAGGTATGGTATATTATCCAAGTCCGGTCCTGATGCAAAAAAGATGTTCACAGATAAGGTGGTACCCATATCAGTTAATTATCCCTTCTTTTTCAAACCGACCCAGGACGGAATGGACCGTCCAAAGACCGAGCTTGCCTACCGTGTCCCCGCAACCAAGTACACCCGTCGTAAGCTCACCGCCTCCGCCGATGAAACCTTACAGGACGAATTACAGGGACTTGACACCACCATCGACTGGAAAAATACCGGTGATAACTCCTACGACGGTGAGAAACTCAAACTCCTCGTTCACGACGAATCGGGTAAATGGGAAAAACCCAACAACATCCTCAACAACTGGAGGGTTACGAAAACCACGTTACGATTAGGTAGTAGAGTTATTGGAAAATGCATGATGGGTTCAACTAGTAACTCATTAGATAAAGGTGGTAGAAACTTTAAAAAATTATATGATGACTCAGATGTCACACAAAGAAACAGCAATGGACAGACTCGCTCAGGATTATATAGTTTGTTCATACCTATGGAATGGAACTACGAAGGATACATTGATTCTTATGGATTACCTGTATTCGACACGCCTAAAAAATCGATTAAAGATCCACATGGAGTTGAAATAAAACAAGGTGTAATTGAGTATTGGGAAAATGAAGTAGAAGGTTTAAAAAACGATCAAGATGGTTTGAATGAATTTTATAGACAGTTCCCAAGAACAACCAAACATGCTTTTAGAGACGAGTCTAAAGAATCTTTATTTAATCTTACTAAAATATATGAACAAATAGATTTTAATGAAGATGTAAAAAATAGTATAAATGTAACTCAAGGTAATTTTCAGTGGGAAAATGGAGAGCAAGATACAAGAGTTATATTTATGCCAAACAAAAACGGTAGATTTTTTGTTACATGGATACCTGAGTATTCTATACAAAATAGAAGATATAATAAAAATGGTATAAATTATCCTGGTAATGAACATATGGGAGCTTTTGGTTGCGATCCATATGATATATCAGGAACTGTAGATAAAAGAGGTTCAAACGGTTCTTTACATGGACTAACTAAGTTTAGTATGGAAAATGCACCTCCTAATCATTTTTTTCTTGAATACATAGCAAGACCGCAAACAGCTGAAATATTTTTTGAAGATGTACTTATGGCTTGTGTTTTTTATGGTATGCCAATACTTGCGGAAAATAATAAACCTAGATTATTGTATTATTTTAAAAAGCGAGGATATAGAGGTTTTGCAATGAACAGACCTGATAAAAAAAGAAACAAATTGTCAGTTACAGAAAAAGAAATAGGTGGTATACCTAATTCTAGTGAAGATATAAAACAAGCTCATGCTGCAGCAATTGAAACCTATATAGAACATTTTGTAGGTTTAAAAGAAACAGGTTATGGAGATATGTATTTTCAAAGAACATTAGAAGACTGGGCTAAATTTAATATAAATAATAGAACAACACATGATGCATCTATTAGTTCTGGTTTAGCGTTAATGGCGTGTAATAAACATAGATACACTCCATCTGTTAAAAGAGAATTAAAAGCGATTGATTTAGGTATTAAAAAATACAATAACAAAGGCGCTACATCAAAAATAATAAGTTAAATGAATATATACACTAACACCAATAGTCCTTTTCCAAGTCAAGTAGTAAGTGACGCAGAAAAAGCAAGCTGGGAATATGGTTCCCAAGTAGCTCAAGCTATTGAACAAGAGTGGTTTTCTCAAGGAAGAACTAGTGGTAATAGATACTTAACTAATTGGAATAATTTCCACATGTTAAGATCATATGCTAGAGGCGAGCAATCAATACAAAAATATAAAGATGAATTAGCTATAAATGGAGATTTATCTTATTTAAATTTAGACTGGAAGCCTGTTGCTATACTATCTAAATTTGTAGATATAGTAGTTAATGGTATATCATCAAAAACATATGATATAAAGGCTTATGCTCAAGATCCAGAGTCAATAAAGAAAAGAACAGCTTATGCTTCTAAGATTTATGAAGATATGTTGTCTCAAGAATACCTAGATAATTTAAAACAAACTTTAGGTCTAGATTTATATCAGTCTCAA